CAGAATTTTTTGTTCTGTACATTTATGTTTCGCGCCCCTTTCGGGGGGCATTTGGAGTCTCATCTGAGACTCCATTAGGGTGGAGTTTACCTCTGCCTGCTTTTATGGTTGACTTGTAATCAACCACTTTTTTGCATTTTTGTGTTTTAGTTTCGATCTTTGAAGAAGCGTAGTGGCGCATAAAGTGCACCAGCGTGAATCTATCTCATTTCTATTACGAACACTTAATTTTTCTTTTCAATTTCGTGCATCATTTCTACGAACAGTGTGATTTACGTTTATTGAGGGAAAGAAATTTTTGAAAAAGAAATTACTGGATGGTGATAATTCACCAAACCCCCTTTTCCATGATGGTATTCCATCACCAACACCTTTATTTATGGGTATCTCTTTTTGAGACCCTCATCTTTGGCACATTCGATGCGTTTCTAGCGCTTTGCACCTAGTCCATCTTTTTGGTACGGTGTATGTCATTATGATGAAAATTTTTTTATGTTTTATATGTTTGTAATATTAAGCTTCTGTATGAAGCCAAAAATTAAAAATTTATTTTTAAAATTGTTTGTTTACTACACTACTCGTTAGCTTTGAAAGTTAGTATTTTTGTCTCTATTCCTATTGTTGGAGTGGTCCCTAGATCTCTATTCCGAGTACCCGCTGTAGCTTTCTTTGGAAAGCAGGCATTAAGGATTGATCGCTTTTGAGCCACATTATCTTTTGACGGAGAAAGCCTATCTGAGGCGAGTTTGTTTAGTAAAAGTCTGGAAGTTCGTACACCCGCTTGGCAGCAGGGTTGCGTGACAACTTTGGCGTTAAACTTTTTTACGCTTGTTTTCTGTTGTACTTTGTTTTCACTGAATCCCAAAAATTTATAAATATAAGTAGGAGACTTAACTACCTCCCCCCCCATATTCTAAACTATGTCGTCGCTTGTAAATAACAACGACCCCAAGTCTGCCAAGAATACCCTTTGCGCTATTGCGCCCCCAAACACACGTGCCAATATCATCTTGTATGATGAACGCACAAAACAATGCTATTTCGATATCATGATTCTTGATCGAAAGTACCGATTTTTCGGCTTTCATAGATGTGAGGATATTTACGCTACAATCCGGCGTTCAGTAATGGACACCGTGAATGGACAGCTACCTTTCGTCATCATGAATGGCACAGAAGTTGTGCCACGAAATCGCGATTCACTTATTGGTGTTGTGTCTCTTGACAAACATCTACGAGTTAGCTTTGATCAGGAGAGATTTCCACATCTCTCCTGGAGCGTTCTTTTTGAGCGCGCTTGTATGACTGCAAATATGCAGGTGCAAGCAGGTGCTGATACCCAAGATGCTGGGTATAAATCCTTTGTTTTGATGGTCAAGTTGGTCACAAAGCAGATGGTTGCACTACAAATTCCAGATTTTAAATACTGGATAGATGTTTTGAATAATCTCGCTATTGCTTATCGGAGTTTTTCACGGTGTAATGCCGTACAAGACTACATTGATGAATTTCAAGTCTTTTACCGAATTTTGTTGGGTCGAAGTGCAATGGTTGATTTTTCCGAAAAAATTGATGCTATTTTTGCACCAAGTGTGGTGCAAGCTGATTCAACGGAGATTCTGCATGCTTTGCGTGAGAGTTTTGATATGGTCAGGAACATTACTGAAAATAAGGTTGTTAAGAAATTGCAGAACCTATTTTCGTATGCTCTAGTTCAAGGTTATTTGAAACACATTGGGCTCGAACTAAATGATGAAGATTATTCAAAGTTTGAGCAGCGCCAATTGACAACAGCTTTTTCCTCGAAGAAAGGTTTTTTCTTTGAGATAATGGATACTGCACTTTTTGTTGCAGAACGTCTAAACGCCTGGTATGTTACCGGAGATTTTGACAATTTCCTTCATTCTGAAAAGTTGTATGTTGACTGGCTGAGAGAAGCAGATCGATTACTCAATCTAGCTGCTTTCACGAACAATTTAACTGCGCTCGATAATACCAATTTTAAGTTCAAAGCAGATTTAGAATCTGCTATTGAGAAAGGTAAAGCGTATGTTAAATTCACAGCAAAGAGTGCTGGCACTGAAAATGTTGCTATACGCCGAAAATTGTGTTCTCTAGAACTATTGCATAATACTGAGATCACACGACGTGCTGCACAGATTGAACGTAAGGCTCCTTTTGGAGTTCTTATTGCAGGCCATTCTAGTATTGCCAAATCAGCTTTCACAAAGGTTGTTTACAATGCGTATGGTTCGCTTTTTGATTTGGACAGGAGTGATGCTGGATGTTATTGCCGGAATTCTTTTGATGATTTCTGGAGTGGATTCAATTCCTCGCAATGGTGCATCCGTATGGATGATATCGCTTTCTTGAATCCTAGTAAGACTGCTGAGGTTGATAATAGTATCATCGAAATGTTGGGTATTGTCAATAACGTGCCATTCGTTCCTAACCAAGCTTCTTTGGAGGCTAAGGGAACTACTCCAGTTCTTGCTAAGTTGGTAGTTGCTACGACCAATACTTTGCATCTTAACACCACGACATATTTTGCTTGCCCATTGGCAGTAAATCGTCGTTTACCGTATGTGGTCAATCTTAAACCAAAACAAGAATATTTACATTCTAACCAGATTTTTGTTGATCCATCTAAGTTGAAATGCGACGAAGGAGATTTTCCGAATTTTTGGGAGATTGAGGTCATGGAGATCCATCCTGTGATTGGAACCGACAAGGTCGAACGTGCAGAATTTAAAACTCTTGCAGTTTTTACTGATATTAACGACTTTGTTAAACACTTTCTTACAGCAGCACAAGTGCATGAGGGAAACCAAACGCGCGCTGTTGAAAAGAATGCTGATATGGCTAAGATTGATATTTGCAAGGATTGCCTAATTCCATTGGGTAGATGTCCATGTATGCAAGTGCAATCGCTTAGTCTGACTCCAATGGAAGATTATACCGTATGGGTTCTGATGTACATATTCAGTGTCAAGTGGTTTGTATCTTATGTTGTCTACTATCTTTCGAGGTTTAGACTGACAAGATATCCTGTTTATGCAGCTATTAACCACTTGCCCCCACGTGAAAGCATTGCTCTTTACGCACGCTTGAATGAGTGGCGTGAAGATGTGCGCATCCGGCGATTAGTGGCTGGTCTAACCATGATCACTGTTGCCTTGGCTTCTTATCAGGGCTACAAATCTGTCCAGAAATGGAAAGCTACGTCACAGGAATCTGAGGATAAAGCTGTCCAGAAACGGAAAGTTACGCCACAGGAGTCTGAGGATAAAGTTGTGCCAGAGTATATCTCTGAAACGACTGAAACAGCCGAGTTTGGTTTCACAACCACAATCACTGCTACAGAAGACACGCGCATAGCTTATGCTTTGCAAGCCGACAAACTATTGGAAACTCAGATTGAAAAAGAAGAGAAACAGAATGTCTGGTATGTCGCTAATCCGACTATATCGACTTTTGAAATTCCAGTAGCTTCTCGCAGTTTAGCCACAGCAAGCAATAGTGATATTCGGGATATTCTCGATAAGAATTGCGTTGCAGTTAATGTTTGAGCTAATGGTCGTTCAATGACTCTGCGTGGAATCTTTGTTACTGCACAAAAATTGTTGCTACCTGCTCATGCGTTCGCGCACGTTACAGCACAATGCGTAATTAATGTCATTGATTCTGATATCACTAAGACACACAACACCAATTACGAATTCACACTCAACAAACAAGATTTGGTTGTAATGAGTGGTATGGATCTCTGTATGATCGAAGTGTCGGGCGTACCACCAAAGAAGAGTGTCTTAAGATACTTTCTAGAGGAGGAAATCTGCCCGTCAAATGGCTTCGAACTTATGCGTCAAACGGATGGCACTTTGGATTTAATTCCATTTTACAATCTGCAGAAGGAGCTTAATGTTCCTGTTGCTGAGATAGATAGTGTTGTCGATGTATATATTGGTACTAGTGCGCAGGAAACTGCACCTGGAATGTGTGGATCGCTTTGTGTTGGAACCACACCGAGAGGTCCGGTCATCATGGGCTTGCATCTTTTAGGCCTTGGCAATAAAGTTGGTTTCTTATGCGTCAAATTAGCGCATGTTGAAGCTCTGATGAAACATCCAAATTTCCGAAGTTTGAATGTCCAAGGTGGTGGATCTCCTATGCTTAGTTGTTCTAAACGAAAGTATACAATCCAGCCCTTGCACCACAGGAGTCTTCTTAGATATCTACCTAAAGTAAATGCCAATGTTTATGGTACATTAGATGGATTTCGAGGAAACCAACGCTCTCGAGTGTGCGCAACGCCCTTGCAAAAGGAAATCTTGGTCAAATACGATCGCGAAGTAGCTCATGGTGCTCCATTTTTAGGAAGCTATCATGGAGTTAAGCAAAATGTGGAGCACATGGTTAAACCCCAAAACAACTACAATAAGATGTATTTACGGAAGTGCGTTGAAGCGTACTCCAATGATATTATCACGGGTTTGCCTGCTCAAAGTTTGAGGGAGTTGATTCCTCTATCTACACATGCTGCTATTAACGGTTTACCAGGTGTCAAATTTATTGATGGTATAAATCGTTCTACTTCAATGGGCTTCCCTTACAATACAACTAAGAAGCAATTTCTGGTTGAATGTAAGAGTGAGGAATACCCTGATGGCGTCACATACACCCAAGAAGTTTTGGATGAGATGGATGTCATTGAGAAGCGATACGCACAAGGTTTGCGAGCATATCCAATTTTTTCTGGACACAATAAGGATGAGGCTGTACCCATAGCCAAGGTCATCAGTAAGAAGTGTCGGCTTTTTGTTGGGGCACCGGCTGCCTGGTCAGCTGTTGTTCGAAAGAAATTGCTACCTTTTGTACGAGTAGTGCAGAAGAATCAGTTACTCTTTGAAGCTGGACCTGGGCTAGTTTGTCAATCCCGTGAGTGGGACAATGTCTACAAGTATCTGACACAGTTTGGTTTGCACCGAATTATTGCTGGAGACTACGGAAAGTTTGACAAGCGTATGTTAGCTGATTTTATATTGGCTGCTTTTGACATCATTGTTAACATTCTGCGACATGCTGGGTGGGACGAGACAGAATTGTTGTACATCATGTGTATAGGTTATGATATCGCTTTTCCCTGTTGTGCCATATTGGGTGATCTGATTGAGTTCTTCGGAACTAATCCCTCAGGACATCCACTTACTGTCATTCTCAATTCTATTGTGAATAGTTTGTATTTGCGTTATGGCTACATTTCATTGAATCCCGAGCATACTGTTACGGATTTCAAGAAACATGTTGCTGCATTCACGTATGGTGATGACAACGCTATGGGGGTGAGCACATTGTGCGACTGGTTCAATCATACCAGTTTGCAAACGGTTTTGGCCGCAATTGGTGTTGAATACACTATGGCAGACAAGACCTCGGAAAGTGTACCGTTCATTAACATAAATGACACTTCTTTCTTAAAGCGAACTTGGCGATGGGATGAGCGAATGCAATGTTTTCTCTGTCCACTTGATGAGGATTCTATTTTTAAATCTCTCACCATGTGGGTTCCATCTGATTCTATCGATAAGTATGCACAATTTGTTGCTGTTGCTAGTTCAGCCGTACAAGAATACTTTTTCTACGGAGAGGAAAAGTTTTCAGAGATGCGCAGTTTCTTTGTTGAATTGTTAGATCAAGAGCCGTACAAGTTCTACATAACCAGTTCCACTTTTCCGACTTATGAGCAATTGGAAGAACGTTTCAATGCTAATTCAGTCGATATTGCGTCTATTTGTTAGTCTATGTTTTCTTTGTTATATGTTTATTGCGTCTATTTGTTAGTCTATGTCTTTTAAAAGTTGATTGCGTTTATTTGTTAGTCTATGTTTTCTTTGTTATATGTTTATTGCGTCTATTTGTTAGTCTATGTCTTTTAAAAGTTCTTTGCGTTTTTCTGTCCTGCGTTTCCAAGTTTACGCGCTCTGTGAGCTTAAAAACTTTAAAATAAATCCCCAGTGGATTTGTGGTCTGGAAAACCACAACTATCTTGGCATTAAGCTGTGCCCTGATATTTTATGTACTAGTTGTTCTTTAAATGTTTGTTTTGTAACGTCTGCGGTAACGCGGATAAAGATGTTGACGCACTTGCTACGAATAGTGCGGCTCACGGAGGGTGCCAATCAGCCCCCAAGAGTAAATATAGTGATTATGTTGTCCAGTCGGAAGATGTGGGCGACTCGTTGACGAGTGAAGTTCTTTCATTTGTCGATAGTTCAGTTGGTGATGAGCAGAAGATTCAGTATGTGGCAAATCCTATTGCCTCTGCTGACTCTACATCTAATACAGATTTGGCACGATTCTTGAGTCGTCCTACTCTTATTGATGCTAGATCTTGGTCTACTGCCACTGCTACTGGATACTTAGGTGCAGGTATCGAACCCTGGTATTTGTATCTGAACAACAGTGTTATTAAACAGAAATTGACAAACTATGCTTATTTACGAGCAAAATTGTGCGTCAAGTTCGTTGTTAATGCTACCCCCTTCCATTTCGGACTTTTGCGAGTGGCTTATGAACCCAATACGAATGTAGCCAATACAGGCTCACGTAGTTCGGTCATTCGCACTAATCCGTCTTCGGACACCCCGTTGTTGATTCCATTGTCTCAATTACCAGGAGTGTGGATCCATCCATCTGATAATTCAGGTGGTCAATTGGAATTGCCATTCTTTAAAGAGACTAATTGGCTCCCGTTGCAAACAGCAGCAGAAGTCAAGACTATGGGAGTGCTGAAGTATTATGTGGCTGCCGTTCTTGGCGCTGCTACTGCTACAGCATCAACAACAATTACACTAGATACATTCGCTTGGTTAGAGGATGTTGAGTTGAGTGCAGCTACTGCCGAACTCACACTACAAGCCAAAGATGAATACGATGGTCCCATCTCTAGTGTAGCATCAGCTGTCGCTGCTGCATCGCGTTCTCTCGAGGGCGCTCCAGTCATTGGTAAGTTTGCGCGAGCAACTACTATTGGCGCTGGTGCAGTGGCTAGTATAGCTGGAATGTTTGGATTCACTAATACCCCTGTGATCGATGATTATAAGGGAACTATGAATATGGCTGGACCTCCTCTTGCTTCTGGCGAGATTGGTGTGCCGATTCAAAAGTTAACTTTGGATCCCAAACAGGAGTTATCTGTTGATCCCTCTTTGCATGGAGTCTCTAACAAAGACGAAATGCTGATTACAACAGTGCTCCAAAAGGAAAGTGTACTTTCTCCTATCGGGTGGAGTACAGCTGACGTCGTTGGAACAGTCATATTCAATGCACGGGTTTCGCCTATGCTTTTTGGAAAACAAGACATTTACGATGCCGGCTTAAACGCTCGATCAAGTCGGATATACCACACGCCCATGTCCTATTTGGGCATGATGTTCCAACATTGGCGTGGGGATATTATATTCGATTTTGAAGTTGTCTGTACTAAATTTCACAAAGGACGTCTCAAGATTTCTTGGGACCCAGTTGGAACTACAGGCACAGTTGCTTTGCCAGAGAATGTTGTTTATACAACTATCCTCGATATTGGTGAAAACAACAAAGCTTCACTTAGAGTACCTTTCCACAGCGCGTTCGCTTTTTGCCGGACACGCGGTATCGCAGCAGATAATTGGAGCCCAGCCACCGCGCTGAGTTCTACACCTGCCTACGATAACGGGCTATTGCTCCTTTCGGTTTTAACACCTCTCATTTCACCAGTTTCACCACAGAACCTAGCTATTATTGTTACGGTTAAGGGTGCTCCAAATTTGGAGATGGCTAATTTACGTAGCTCATTGGCTGAGAATGAAGGGTATCCACCTCCGTCTTTCTTTGCAGTGCAAGGCTTGGATGAAGTGGATATTAATGCTACAGAAGAAACATTTGGAGACACTGGTTCAATGCATCCTCATCGGTATGCTATGAATTTTGGTGAAAACATTTCCTCATTACGAAGTGTTGCACATCGTATGTCTTTGTACGACGTTTGTGCTCCAGGTGCTCATGGTACGACGCGATTTGGACTTTTCCAAAAGTCCTATTCACGTCTACCGCTGATGTACGGTTATAACCCTAATGGACAAAGTACTGCCACAAAAGTACTAGCAGGCGTTGGTTCTGCTCCGTTCACTTTCACACCAACTCATCCAATGACTTACATTGCGATGATGTACGGCGCTGTTCGTGGCGGAACTAACTATACTGCAAACCCTAGCACTGATTTGTATCCCTATATTGGGGATATTCGAGTTCAGCGATTGACAACCACAACTAATAGTGGGAATCGTCGAGGTCGAATCACAACGAATCTCAACACAGGAACTTCAGCTAGTGTGACTGCTGAGTATTTGAATAATGTCCACCCACTGACGGCGGGAGGATGTTTAACAAATTCACAGGCAGGCGGAGCAGTGTCTTGGAATGCGCCTCATATGGGGCCAACGAATTTCAATTTCACTGATCCAACATACTTGATCAATGGTAATCCCACGGATCAGACAAATTTCGAATGTACTAATCTTGACATTTTGGTTCATCAAAATGTCGCGAATACTATTACCGATCAATATTCTCTTACCACCTATGCAGGTGCAGGAGTCGATTGGCATTGTATTTGGCTGTTGGCATGTCCAACACTAGATTACTACGTTACGAAACCAGCTGGAGTTTAATCTTCTGCACCTACGGGTGCAATGGCGGCTTTACTTAAAAAATACCACTTGACGTGGACCGCAGAAGAGTTTCATAGACTCGATAGAAAAGGGCTAGCCCATCACAAGACGCGATGATGGGACA